GATTTGAGGGAAGTGATGTTATTGGAAAAGCTTCAATCTTAAAAACCCCTATGGGACAAATCGTTGAAGGTTTGCTCGATGGCGGTGTAAAGCTTGGAGTATCAAGTCGTGGTATGGGTAGTCTTGTGCAGAAACAAGGTACGACATTCGTGAATGACGACTTTTTATTAGCCACTGTTGATATAGTACAGGATCCTAGTGCTCCTGAGGCTTTTGTCAATGGTATAATGGAAGGCGTTGATTGGATATGGGAGAATGGCGTATTAGTTCCACAGGAAATTGAAAGAATTGAGACTGAAATAAAAGAAGCTAGACCGTCGGTTAGACCGGCCGTCGAAATAAGAGCTTTCAAAAATTTCCTCTCTAAACTCAAAAACTCTAATTAAGGGAGAAAAATTATGTCAATCGACGAAAATAAAGTAGAAAACGAAATAGTCGAAGGCGTTGAAGAGGAGCAACTTCAAGAGAGCGAAGAAGTTTCTGAAGAGCTTGTTGAAAATGAGAATTTAGACGAGGAAGCAGAAGCGGAAGCTGAAGAAGTTACTGAAATGCACGGTAAGGAAGAAGAAGAGGAAGAAGACGAGGACGACAAAAAGGAATCCAAAGTCAAAGAAATTACTATTCCAAAAACTAAAGCTGGTGTAATTCAAGCTGCTGTCGAAATGCTTAAAAAGGCTAGAAAAGAAGACGCGCAAAAACTTTTTGCTAAAATGTCAAAAATGGACGAATCCGAAGATGACGGTTCAGTTAAGAAAGCTATTGATGCTGTAAAACCTGAAAAGGACAAATCAATTAAAGCTAAGCCTAGCGATGCTAGTGCTAAAATTGAATCAGTTGACTTTGAAGAAGATTTAGATGCATTAGTTGCAGAAGAAGCTACACTTTCTGATGAATTCAGAGGAAAAGCTGGAGCTATCTTTGAAGCAGTATTAACATCTAAGCTTTCAGCTCAAATTGATAGATTAGAAAGCGAATACGCGCAAAACCTCGAAGAAGAAGTAACTGAAATTCAGAACGGCTTAGTCGAGAAGGTAGATTCATACCTAAACTATGTAGTTGAAAACTGGATGAAAGAAAATGAAATAGCAGTAACTGAAGGTTTAAGAACTGAAATTGCTGAAGAATTCATGTCTTCATTACAAACAGTATTCAAGGAACATTATATTGAAGTTCCAGAAGGAAAAGATGATCTAGTGGAAGATTTACATTCACAGGTTTCTGAACTAGAAGAACAACTCAATAAATCCACAGAAGATTCAATCGATCTATTTAATAAAGTTCAATCTTACGAGAGAGCTGAAGTAGTAAGAGAAGCATCTTCAGGGCTTGCTGAAACTGAAGCTGAAAAATTAGCATCTTTAGTTGAAGATATAGAATTTGATAACAAAGAAAATTTCGAAATGAAAGTAGTAACTGTTAAAGAATCTTACTTCAAGAAAGAAGTTAACGAATCAGTTGACGAAGTAGACAGTCTCTTAGGAGAAGATAATCAAGAAGTTGATATGTCAGATTCTATGACTAGATACACACAAGCTATAACAAAATTTAATAAGTAAAACATATAGGGGAAAACTAAAATGTTTAATGCAGACGCAAATTTAATGGAAAAATGGGGTCCTGTTTTAGAGCACGATAGTGCACCTGAAATTAAGGATCGATACAAGAAAAGCGTAACAGCTAGATTGTTAGAAAACCAAGAAGTTGCCCTAAGACAAGAAGCTCAATACTCACAAGGTAATATGATATCTGAGGTTGCTGCAAACGCAACAGGTTCAAGTATCGATAACTTTGATCCAGTATTAATCTCTCTTGTTAGAAGAGCAATGCCAAACTTAATTGCATACGATATCTGTGGTGTTCAACCAATGACTGGACCAACAGGTTTAATCTTTGCAATGAAAGCAAGATATGGTACTCAAGCTGGTGCTGAAGCTCTAGGTCTTGATGAAGCTGATACTGATTTCTCAGGAGCAGGAACTCATCAGAACGACGCAGGCGGCCCAACAGGTCTAGGCGGAGTTACAGACGCAGATACAGACGGTACTATTACTGATAATACTGACACAGTATCTACATTCGGTACAGGTATGACTACAGCAGCTGCTGAAGGACTAGGCGCATCAGGCGGCGGTTCATTCGGTGAGATGGCTTTCTCAATCGAGAAATCAACTGTCGAAGCTAAGTCAAGAGCTTTAAAAGCTGAGTACACAATGGAATTAGCACAAGACTTAAAAGCAATCCACGGTTTAGATGCTGAAGGCGAATTAGCTAACATCCTATCTGCTGAGATCCTAGCGGAAATCAACAGAGAAGTAGTTAGAACTATTCTCGAAAAAGCAAAAATCGGTGCTTTACAATCTTCAACAGCTGTATCTGGTATCTTCGATGTCAACACTGACTCAGATGGTAGATGGATGGTTGAAAGATTTAAAGGTCTTATCATGCAACTCGAAAGAGAAGCTAATGTTATTGCTAAAGAAACAAGACGTGGAAAAGGTAACTATGTTATCGTTTCTTCAGACGTAGCTTCAGCACTAGCAGCAGCTGGTCAAATGGATTATACTCCAGCATTGTCAACAGACTTAAACGTTGACGATACAGGTAACACTTTCGCAGGTGTTCTTAACGGTAAGCTAAAGGTCTACATTGATCCTTATGCAAACGTTGATTTCGCATGTGTTGGTTACAGAGGTAATAACCCATACGACGCTGGTTTATTCTATTGCCCATACGTACCTTTAACTATGGTTAAAGCAGTTGGCGAGAGCGACTTCCAGCCAAGAATCGGATTCAAAACAAGATATGGAATGCAACAAAACCCATTCGTGGGAAGTGCAACAGGTGCTGGTACAGCCAGATCTAACCCATACTTCAGAATCTTCAGAATTGATGACATCATGGTGTAAGCCACTGATTAATTAATCAGATTCACGAGAGGGATCCTAGATCCCTCTCTTTTTGCTTATAAATAGATATATGGCAACATTAACTACAAATAAAAACTTTCTATCACCTGTCGGGTTTCAATTTACTATTAACCGACAGAAATTCCCTAACATTGAATATTTCTGCACTGCAGCTAGTTTACCATCGTTAAGTTTAGGTTCAGTCGAATTACCTTATCGTGGTGTAACACTAACAGATGCTGGTAACAGATTAGATTTCGGTGAGCTAACATTAGCATTTAATGTAACTGAAGACTTGGAAAATTATATAGAAACATTTAATTGGATGCACGATTTTGTAAACAAAAAAGGTGACTTCAAAGAAGATGCAACTTTATTAATTCTTAATAGTCATAGTAATTTATCAAAAGAAGTTAGATTTAATGGCATATTTCCAACGGCTTTAGATGCATTAGAATTTGATACAAAGGCAGGCGTTGAATATTTAAGTGCAACTGTAACATTTGAATATACATCATACGAATTTAAATAAACCTGTACTTTTATATAATCTTATGGTATAATATATACTATATGATATGAGGATATTATGAATACATTAGAACAAATATTAGAAATGTGGAAAAAAGATTCTGAAATAAAGGATCTTGCACTTGATGAATCATCTAGGGACTCGGCAAAGCTCCACGGTAAATACCTAGAATTACTTAGCGTTAATCGTCTCAGATTGAAAAAGCTTGAACTTGAATTTAAAGTGCTACTTAAGGACAAATGGTCGCATTATAACGGCAAATTAAGTCAAGAAGAAATGGACGATAAAGGATGGGATTATGATCCATTAAATGGACTCACTGTCTTAAAAGGCGATATGGATAAATTTTATGACTCAGATCCAGTGATACAAGAGCATCAAGCTAGAATTCAATACACACAAGAAATATGCGATACACTTAAAGAAATAATGGACACTATTAAGTGGAGACATCAGACAATTAAGAATATGATTGAGTGGAGAAAATTCACTAGTGGAATATAAGATACATCAATATAGACATTCTAATTTTACACAATACGAAAAAGTTATTAGACAGGCTCTAAATGAGCTTGGTCATACTGAGTCAGATAATCCAGAGTTAAACATATATAATCACTGCCATTTATCAGAACTAAGCACAGAAAATAATTTAATATTTAAACCAACAGCACCTTCAGCTAATTATTTTGCTATAGATACAATAGGATATGCAAGTGCATCTAAACTTGCTTTTGAAGAACCTCATACTTTAAACTACATATTTTCTAATAACATATTTAATCTAATAAATGAGAAATCTAATAAATGGGATGATTCTATAATGTTAAAATGGCGTAAACCAAAAAATGTTTCAAAAGATCATATCTTAATTATAGGGCAAATGCCAGATGACGAAAGTGTAACGGGGCATAGTTTTGGTGGACATATAGAAAAAATTACAGCAATAATAAAAGAATTAAAAGGTGAAAATATATTACTAAAATTGCACCCTAGATATAAGCCTACTAAAAAATTTATGGTATTATGCGAACAATATGGTGTAGAAGTAATGAAAGGATACTATAGTATTCATGACATATTACCACATACTAAAGTAGCAATAATAGAAAATAGCACAGCTGGAATAGAATGTTTAATGCATAATGTTCCTATAATATCTTATGGTTGGCCAGAATATCATTGGGCTACTCATAAATTGCAATCACTTACAGAATTAAAAGGATTGGTAAATAACCTAGATTGGTACGATGAGCTATATGCTGGTGATTTTATAAATTGGTATATAAATAGTTATTTGTGCAGTGATGTACATAGCACTAAAGAAAGATTGAAAGAACTTGGATATTAAAATAAAGAAAAAGAACGAAGCGTTCTTACATATTACTACTGAAGCTAGCATAGAGCAAGAGTTATCAGAACATTTTTGTTTCTATGTACCTGGATATAAATTCATGCCTGCATATAAAAACCGTATGTGGGACGGAAAAATACGGCTTTTTGACATGCGTAAAAAGGTATTATATACAGGTCTTTTTGAGTATCTTAAGGAATTCGCAGAGCTACGGAATTATACAATTACGGTCGAAGAAGATGCCTTCTATGGAAGGCCTGACGAGGACCTAAACCACGACATAGATGCCTTTTTAAGTGAAATACGGCTTAGTGTGAACAAAGAGGGTATAACCCCTCGCGATTACCAACTAACGGCACTCTCGCTCTTGCTAAATAAATCTAGAAGCCTTTTATTATCACCAACGGCATCTGGTAAATCATTAATCATATATCTAGCCTTAAGATATTACCTAGAATTTTATGATAATGATGTATTGATTGTAGTCCCTACTACATCACTTGTCGAACAGATGTATTCAGACTTTGCTGATTACTCAGAATTTGATAGTTGGAATGCACAAACCGAATGCCACAGAATTTATGCAGGTAAAGAAAAATATAACTTTAGGGAAAGGGTTACTATCACTACATGGCAATCAATTTATAAAGAGAAACACGAATGGTTCCAAAGATATGGTATGGTAATCGGCGACGAGGCTCACAATTTTAAAGCTAAATCATTGACAGCTATATTAGAAAAATGCACGGAGGCTAAATTTAGAATAGGAACTACTGGTACATTAGATGGAACACAAACTCATCAGTTAGTATTGGAAGGTTTATTTGGTCCTGTGCATAAGGTCACTACGACCAAAGAACTTATAGATAGAAGTGCACTAGCTAATTTAGATATTAAAGTATTATTATTGAAGTATAAAGATGATATATGTAAAATGGTGGCAAAATCTAAATACCAGGAAGAGGTCGACTTTATAGTTAAGTATGAACCTCGTAATAATTTTATTGCTAATTTAGCTACAGATTTAAAAGGAAATACATTAGTGCTATTCCAATTTGTTGAAAAACATGGAAAGCCTTTACATGATATTTTAAAAACTAAAATAGAAAAGGGTAGAAAACTGTTTTATGTATCAGGAGAAACAGACGTCGATACGAGAGAGTCGATCCGTGAGATTACCGAGACCCAAGAGAATGCCATTATTGTTGCTTCCATGGGTACTTTTTCTACAGGGATTAACATTAGGCGTCTTCATAATATTATATTTGCTTCACCGTCTAAAAGCCAAATTAGAGTCCTTCAGTCAATCGGCCGAGGATTAAGAAAAACTAAAGACGGTATGGACACAAAAGTATTTGATATAGCTGATGATTTGCATTGGAAATCTAAAAAGAATTATACATTAAATCATGCAGCTGTAAGAATTAAAATATATGCAAAAGAGAAATTTAATTACGAAATTCATGAAGTACCCTTATAAATAGTATTGTATGACAGAAAAAGCTTTAGATATAAGACATTTTAAAATGATTAATGGCGACGAAGTGTTGGCACTCGTTAATCAAAATAATGATACTAATATGTTAGTTGAAAGGCCCGTGTTGGTAAATCAGAACATGCTAGGTGGCTATACATTTGCACCATGGTTTCCTTTCAGTAAAGCTTCTTTATTTCGTATTATGAAAAACAGAATCATTGCATCAGTTAAGATCGATGAAAAAATACAACAGAATTACATTAACTTCGTGTTACAAAAAGAACAACCAGAAGCTAAAATACAGTCGACATCTGAGTTGTTAGATAATTATCGCGATGCTTTAATGGCTGAACATGCTGCCAGAGAAGAGGTATATGAGGACTATGTGGAAGAGGAAGAGATAAATGACCCGACCATTCATTAGCCTAGATCTATATTCCACCTTCCCCGGTATGCTATATTATTATACCACGTTTCTAATGCTTTGTACAGTGTTATTTGCAAATTAAATAAACCTGTACATTGTAACTGAAGTATGGTATAATAGAACATTATGGAGAAAAGTAATGAGTAAAAATAAAGCACATTATATTAACAATAAAGAATTCTCATTGGCCGTAGTAGATTATGTCAGTGATAAGAATGAAGCTGAAGCTAAAGGTAAGCCTATTCCAAAGGTAACCGATTATATAGCAAGATGTTTTATTAAAATCGCTGAAGGCCTTTCACACAGACCAAACTTTGTACGATATACTTATCGTGAAGAAATGGTTATGGATGCTGTAGAGAATTGCTTAAGAGCTATTGGTAATTATAATTTGGAAACAGCAACTAGAACTGGAAAGCCTAACGCATTTTCTTATTTCACACAAATTTGTTATTTTGCTTTTATTAGAAGAATCACAAAAGAGAAGAAGCAACAAGACATAAAATTTAGATTTATTGAAAAAATGGGTATTGAAGAATTTGTTGAAGCTGGTATGGATAACGAAATGGCAGCAGAAACTATGGCTTATGTAGATACATTAAAACAAAGAATATCACAAGTAAGAGCGGTAGACAACAAAATTAAGAAATTTGCAAAAGCGGAGAAGGCTCGAGAGAAACTAGAGCTATTCATGAGATGAAGGTAGCAATAATAAACGACACACATTGTGGTGTCAGAAATTCTAGTGACATATTCTTAAAATACCAGGAAAGATTCTATGAAGAGATATTCTTTCCATATTTAAAAGAACATAACATCACACAGATATTACATTTAGGAGATTATTATGAACATCGTAAGTTCGTTAATTTTAAAGCTCTCAACCAAAATAGAAAACATTTTCTCGAACCCTTACGGGATGCTGGGATTTCTATGGATATTATTCCTGGTAATCACGATGTTTATTTTAAGAACACAAACGAACTTTGCAGTTTAAAAGAATTACTTGGTTACTTTACCTCAAATGTAAATATTATAATGAAGCCTAAAGTATTAGATTACGATGGCTGTAAAGTCGCAGTAATACCTTGGATTAATAATAGCAATTACCAAGAGTATACAGACTGGGCAATGAAATGTAATGCATCTATTCTTGGAGCTCACCTAGAGCTAAAAGGATTTGATATGATGGCAGGAGTACCTAATGCTCATGGTATGAGTGCTGATGTATTTTCAAGGTTTGAAATGGTTCTATCGGGGCACTTTCATACCAAATCACATAGGGATAATGTTCATTACCTTGGTGCTCAATTTGAGTTTACCTGGGCTGATGTAGATGACCCTAAGTATTTTCATATATTAGATACTGAAACAAGAGAAATTACGCCAGTGCGTAATCCAATCACAATGTTTAAGAAAGTAATATATGACGATAAAAAAGTTAATTACGATGAAGTCGATGTATCTCAATTTGAGAATAAATTCATTAAATTAATTGTAATAAATAAAAACGACCTTTACATGTTTGATAAATTTGTAGATAGATTACAAAGCGTTAATACATACGAACTAAAAATAGCTGAAAGCTTTGAAGAGTATTTAGGTGATAGCGTAGAAGACGAGAAAATTTCACTAGAAGACACTACTCATTTATTAGATTCCTATGTTGAAGCGGTTGAAACAGATTTAGATAAAGAGCATATTAAGGTTGAATTGAGAAAGCTCTATACAGAAGCTCAAAATTTAGAGGTAGTATGATGGAAGGAATTATTATTATACCAATAATATGGGTCGTAATGATTATATTATATCTTTT